CGCCTTTATAAACTCGCTGATATGACTTTCGACGCTTTTATGGAAGAAGCCTATGCAGACATGCTTCGCAACATTGTCAGCGAGACACTATGCAGGATCGCGGATTGTAAAGCGGTGCAACCCGTCAAGACCCTATCGCCATCCTCACGCATAGGTGTAGTATGAGGTTGGTTCTTGCCTCGAACCTATCCCGGTTTGATGCTTTTAGAGCCATGACAAGGGGCATTTCTGCTATGTGCTATGTTTTCGTGTTCGCATCTTTTATCAGCGGTCTTTTGTGCGGTGTCGGCACAATCGGTTTGGTTTTGCAACGCGACGACAAAATCAGCAACAAGCTGCTAGCCATCGAACCTGTCTAGCCTAACCTTTCATGTAGGCAAAACAACCCGTTCCGTTTCTAGAGCGGGTTATTTTTAGGCAAAATATAACCCGCTCCGTTTTCAGAGCGGGTTACTTTTAGGCCAGGCGCCTGATTAAGCGGCTTTCTTTCCCTTCGCCTCTTTTTCATGCGTGATTGCCATCCGCTCTTGCCGCTTCTGGGCCTCCATCGCACGAAGCTCCGCAAACGGATCGCTCTTGGCGATGGGGATATTCGATACCGCTTCGTAGGAATATCCCGCTGCGTTGGGCGCAGGGACCGTGTATAGGTCGATGGAAAAAGTGAGGCTTCCCATGACCGGGGTTTTGCCATCCTCGCCAGTCGTGGCACGCTTGACAGGTTCCGCGATCATTTCATGGATGCCGCCTGGCAGATAGAGCATGGCGCTTGTGAGGATGACGCCATCCTTACCCCGGACGCCTTCGAACGATCCGAGGATGGCTTCGTAGGCGTTGCCTGCCTGGTCCATCTTGACCTTGGCGCCGGTTGCGATGCCGCGAATGGTGCCAAGAAAGTGGCGTTGTTCCGATCCGAGCTTTGGATTGCCGAGCGCCTTGGCTGTAAGCTTCGAAATGATGCTCTTGTCGCCTGAATTGTCCTCGGTTGTGTGTGTCTCGCTCATAGAAGCCTCTCCGTAATAAGATGGGGCGGATTTTACCCCGCCCCATCTTACACCACCCGGAAAAGCCCGCAAGCGTTTATTCGTGCGTGGCGCTTGTCGGCGTGGTTTCCGTGCCACTGGCGGCACTGGCGGCGCTTGTCGTGACCGGCGGAGGCGTGAGCGTGCTCGAAACCGTGCCACCGCTTTGCACGCTTGACGAGGTTCCGCCGCTGACGGTTGCTGACGACCGGTATCCCTTGGTCATGTCCGCCACAAGATCGTTTATATCCTGTCGGATCATCGTTTCGAGGGCACTGGCATTCGTGCGGGAAAATTCCAGCATGGCATGCAGGACGCGGCCGAGCCGATCTTCGATGGTGTCTCCGGTCGGCGGTGTGACGGACGTTGCGCTTGTGACAGTTTGCGACATTGGATCACTCTCCTTGTGCAACCATCCGATTTTCGGATGGCAGTCGTGGTAGGACATTGTGGCGCACGTAGCGAATAAGAGCCTCCGCCAGAATGCCAACGCATCCCGAATACAGCCAGAAATTCGCTACGTGCATAAAACCACTCCTAGTTGCTTCCCGGCGCTGATGCTGAGTTGGGGGCGAACATCGCCGTTAGTGATAACACTGTCGAGACGATAACGCTTCCCCAGCCTTGGGCAGTGGTCGGCCAATTTTGCGAGAGCGTGGTTGCCAGTGCGGCCAGTGCGGCCAGTCCGGCAGAGCGAGCGTGAAGATTAGTCAGCATGGATTGCACTCCCTTTATTTGCGACGGATCGAATACCCGCCTTCAATAGCTTGTAACGTTTGCATCTGTGTTGTCAACCGATCAGACAAGTTTTGCTGAAAGGTCTGTGTCTGTTGGTGATACTGTTCGAGCGTCCGCATAATCTCTACATAAGAAGTATCATGCTCGCGTTTGGCGACAGTCTGAAACTCTAGTATCTGCTGTTGCAGTTCAGCAAGTTTTCGACTGTCCTCGTTTTGCTGATCCTGCAAATGAATAGCAAAAGAGATCAGCGAAAACATTAATACGCCAATCTGCAAGTAGTCCGCTGCGTTTATGCGAGTAAAGAAAGAACCGCGTGGATTTTCGTTAGGCGTTGGATGATGTTGCATCTTTGCTGCTATACTGCCCTGTCAGGAGCATATTAGCATCGTCCGATGCGCGTGAAGGAACTTCTTTTGCCCACGCCGTTAAATCCAACAGATCACGCGCCGCTTGCTCGTAGTTTCCAGCGTTCATGAGCGAAACGAAGCCGGTAAACTCGGCAAACGTTTTTGGACCCATATTAAACATCATGTCGATAACTGCATCGCGCCTCGCGCCTGTCAGTCTCGAAAAGAACGGGTATTCTTGCAGAGCCTTTACGGATCGGGATATATCGTTTTCGAGTAATAGTTGGATTTCATCGCCAGATAATCCAACTCCACTAAGATTTCGACCGACACCAACAGTAAGATTGCCAGCAACACGACTGCCGCGAGTGACAATTTTTCCTGTAGCGTCATCGTAAACATCGAACTTAGTTCCTTCGTGCCTGGCAAGCAATGCTCGCAGCAAAGTATCATCTGCATTCGTTGTGCTTCCTGTGTTGCTCACGTTACTTTCTCCACGCCATCTTTGCCGAACAACAAAAGAGCGCCTATCAAAATAACGACGCCAACAATAACGAAACCGATATTGGCGCTCTCTGTTGTCAGCCACGATGTAAGACCGCTGAACAGACCGGAAATTGCGCTAGAGATTGAGCTAGTGACTGACTTAGCAGCGCCAGAAATTGCGCCATTGACTGAATTAGCCGCGCTAGAGATTGCGCTATTGACTGAATTAGCAGCAGCGGTTCCCGCGGCGCTGTTATCTCCGCCAGTTCCGAATATAGGCGTTCCATCTAAACCGAACTGAACGGGAGCTTCACTTGTTCCCGCGCTGCTCGAAACTGGTGCGCTAGAACTGCTGCTACCCGTCAGGGACGCTAGAAAGTTTGCCACTGGCGTATTGCTCCCGTATGGCGTTGGATTGCCAGCGCCGCCCTGATACATCGCGAAAGCAGTTGCCAGATTTCCGCCTGCTGGTCCTTGCAAGAGCGCATTCAGATACGCGCCCGCATCCATCGGATTGTTGCCGTCAAGCTGGCCTAAACCGTATCCAGGATTTGCAGCCGTGCTCGGCAAAATCTGGAACACATTTCCGATGCTTCCAAGATTTGTGCCCTGCGAGCTTTCGGTTGCTCCTAATGCTTCGAGCGTGCCAGCGGGGAAGCCATAAGCGGCATCTGCCGCCGCCTCTTGCTGCAATAGACTGGCGCTCATAGGAAATTCCTATGGTAGTTTTTGTGGTATCAATCCAACTTGAACAAGCGGAGAATTGGTGTTAAGCGTTTGCTGCATAACTTGTTGCGCACTCGCTGGTTTCACCGATGCGGCGCCAAGATTGGTGAAGGAAAGATGCTGGCCCAAACCGGCACCCTTCTGCGTTGGATGCGGTATATTCCCGCCCGCGCCGAAAATCGACTGCTGCACCACGCGACCGACTTGTCGAATGCTTCCGCTCATTTAGGTGTCTCCTAAAGCGGCAGAGGTTAACCCGCCGTTGTTATAAGCCGAACCTGCAACGTATTTTGCAACGGCTGGCGTGAGTGTTTGCGGGTAGTCGCCAGAATTGAGAACGCCTGTCAGATAGGCATTCAGATTTTGTGACGAGCCAAAAACGTTCATATCGCCCGCGCCAGTATCGCAGCCGCAATCGCAACAATTATCGCCGCCCGGATTGAACGGCGCTTGCGGAACGTCATAGGTCTGCGTGGTGTTGCCACCGATATACGGTCCCGTATTGCTGTCCCCACCGACTGTGAGCGTCGTGCCGGTGTTACCTGGCAGAATAATCGCGCCCGGCGTGCCGAGAGAGGGAATTTGGATCGGCCCTGTCGGATTAGGCGTGGAAATCCCAGCACTCGGAACCGTAGCGTTCTGTGCGCCAGATGGCACGGTATAGAGCGCGCCACCCGCGCCACCGCTCTTGATAAGATAGTAAGCGAGCGCGCCGACTGCGAGAACCGCGCCGCCCTCGACGATATGCCGTTTCGTTTGAGCATCCATCAGATAAAGACCCCCGCGAAAATTGGCACAACGGAACCGACTGCGCCACCTGTTGCAGATGCCGCCAAATCGCGGGGCGCATATTTCCATAACGCAAAAAGAACGAGCAGCACAGCACAGCCTATGAGAATGTGCTTAGTCTCTTTCCTCATAGCAGCGCCAGTGCAGCAAGCCCCGCAATGCTTCCCGCGCTCCCTAGCAGCGAGGAATTGCTATTGGCATTGGTGACGTTCTGCACAGGGGTAAGGGCGCCGGAAACCGACAGTAATTGTGCGGTCCCCAAATTCGTTGCATCGTTCTCCGCTGCGAGACCCTGCGCGGTCGCACTCTGTAGGTTAGCGATCTGAACCGCCGCGCCCGTATTTTGGGAGTTGATCGTCGCTTGTGTCGCATCCGCGTCACCCGCTATGGCGGAATACACACTCCCGAGGATGCTGGTCTGTTGCGTGGTCGCGGCAGCGTTAATGCCAGCGATATCTACGTTGCCAGCAATCTGACTATCGGCGACGTTGGCCGCGATTTGGGACTGATCCACATTCGCGGCCTGGATTGCTTGCTCGATGGACGTTTGCGTGTTGTCGTTAAGAGCTGTCGTGGAAATCGCGGCATTCGCCGCAATGTTCGCTTGTTGGGTCTGCGCATTGACTTGCGCCTCGATCGCTGCAAGCTGTCCCGCCGTTGCAGTATCGGTTTCATCGTCCTGCGCGGAAATACCAGCGAGATTGACCGCCGCACTCTGTTGCACGGTGTATTGCTGCACCTGAGCCTGGATTTGAGCGAGCGATAAATTCGCCGCATCGCTCTCTTGCTGTAACGAAAGCTGATTGCTCTGCGTTGCCAGGGCGCCCTGAATTTGAGCCTGTTGCGCGGTCAGAGCGTCATCCGCTTCGACCTGCGCATCATCCGGCCCGGAACTGACGATGGCTGTCCCGGCGCTCGAACTTGAAGAGCCTGCCGAAAGATACGTGTAGGCAACATAGATCACGGCAATGACTGCCGCCGCGCCCACTGCCGCCTCGCCTGGATGCTCTTTTACAAATGCAACGATTTTCATGGTGCATCCTAAGTAAGCGTTGCGTTTGCATCCACGTAGGTTTGTCCTGGATCGGAATACAGGGGACCGGGCGAAGCAAGCTGACCTTGCTGCAAGCCTCCTAATCCGACAACGATCAGATTAGGCGCCGCATAATAGGGAGGCTCGGAGCGGAGAGAGAAAGAAAACGTTCGCCCGGTTCCGCCGTTGCGATAGGGCAGAAGCGGCTTTTCGAGCGGTGTCGATCCTGCCGCGCCTGGTCCCACGTCGGCATACTGACCGAGGGCGAATTGCCAGTAGCCTGTTCTCTGCCGCGCCATTTAAGCCTCCCTTATTAGGACACGCTTAAACGAGCGTGGCGCTGTTTCCGTTCAGCAGGCTGGAAAAGTTTACGCTGCCGAGACTGCCCGAACTTGATACGTTCGGCGTGTTGCCCGTCACTGGCGACACCGCTGCCATAAGCGACGCGCTGAAAGCGTTGCCGCCAGCCTGGATGACGTTCGCGGTTTGCGCATTGTTGGAAACGAGCACAGCCACCAGAGCGATGCCGCAGATGGTGACGAGAACCGTGGTGATGTTGGTAAATAGCTGACTGTCCATTTAGGCTACCCTTTTTCTGTTAAGCGTTTTTGATGGCACTCTGTATTTTCGAAAAGAACCCGCCCGAAGTTCCCTTGTCGTTGGCAAAGACGATCCCTATCACAACGATCAACAAGAACATATCAGACAATTTCTTGAGGCCAGGAATATAACCAACCGATCCGATGACGATGAATGCCAAGACCCATAGGCCAAAGTTATTCTTACCTGTAAAATCGCCTTTCAAAAGCGTGCCAAGCTGTCCTGCCGTGCCCTGAAAGCCGACAAGCAAGCATCCAATGGCAATAATGGCGAGGATGATCGGCATTAAACCTCAATCGTTTCGTCGCCCGATGGCAACGATAGCGAGTTGCTTGACGATGCCATAAGCGGTTGCGGATTTGAAAGTGACAGTCCCGTTGGAAGGCTTGTATTCAATGGCACCGAATTTGTCGTGTTGCTCGTTGAAGCAACGTTCGACGTGCTGGCAACCGAAGATGACTTAGGAAAAAAGCAAGCTAGATAAGCCGATAGCTCACCTTTTGTCGTGATGTAAACGACAAAGCCAAAAACGATCGCAGCAAATACAATGCCTGTCTGAGACATGCTTGCTTCCTAGAGATACCGCCCCACAACTGGAAGATTAGAAAGCGGCCACTTCCCGCCGACATACCAGAAAACCAGCGCCACCAAAACCACGACAAGTAGTGAATACTTCATGTTCATTTCTTTACACCTTGCTCTCGATTGTCCGCATAACATACCCCCAAAAGAATATGATGCAGATAATCAGGCCCACGAAGGCGAACCATCCCTTTGCGGACATGCTCGCGGAGAACGGCTGTGTCAGCCATCCCTGGAACTCTGAGAAAATACCGCCGCCGGTCAGCATAAACTTTTCTCCTATGCGCTTCGGGAGAACCTAATAAAAAGGCTCTCCCGCGCCGATGCGTTACGAGTTGGGAAGCGATCCCGCCGCGCTGACGGTATTGATGAGGCCGAAATCTTCGTAACCAATCAAAAGCGTGGCGCCGGTATTCACCGTGCTCGGATTGAGGATCAGCTCGAGATTGCCATATTGATTGGTGTTGAGAGGCTTGTCTCGGTGATCAAAATAGTAAACACCTGTCGGGAAATCGTTGTCGATTTCGCGCCGCGTCCAAATGTTGTTAAGGTTCGGTTCCACCTTGAAAATGTTGGTGAAGTTTGCCGACTGCAACGCAAGATAATTTACGTCCGTTCCCGCGTTGTAGGTTCCTCCGTTGTCGAAAACAACAAACGTCGAAAGGAACGAGCGGAAATTGGCATAGGGAATTGCGAAGTCTTGACCGGCCGTGAGGCCCTGCATGGTGGTCTGCTTCAGTTCGTAGATCGTCGAAATATCGACGATGGGCAGAATGGTGTTGCCGTTTTGATCGGTGGGCAACTGGTCAAGGTAGTCCTGATAGACCGTCACCGTCGCGCTCGACAACGTAGCGCCAGCGTTGCCGATGAAAACCGCGTTTCCCTGATCCGCACCCGCCGCGACGGAGACCGTGCTGTTGAAAGTAAGCGAGAGCTGCATCGTTGCGTTGTAGACGTTGGCGAAAATCGCGCCGCGCAAATCCTTCTTCGTGTAGGACGCGGGGACGTAATACCACATAGTCACGCTGCCGTTGCTGCTCGCTGCGATGGATGTCGGGCAGACGAGCACCTGAACGTTGTTGCCGTATTTCACCGGCGACGACGTCCCAAGGGTGCCAGCGTAGGGCGCGCGGAATTTCATCGTGTTGATAAAATCGAGATGCCAGCCAGGCGTATTGATCCGGGTCTGGTTGTTGTAGTCGATCAGCGTAACATTGCTCAACAGATTGGCGATGTTGAAATTCGTGGGCGTGATCGCGGCTCCTGCCGGATTGGCGACGGTCGCAACGACCTTTACCCAAAAACCGCGGATCAGTCCGACGTTGCGAGGAGAAATGTTGAGCGTTGGCGAGTTGGCCGGAACGAC